GAACGTTAAAGGAGCTTTCTCCTCTAACGCTCGTGCAGACTTTTGGGCAATTCTCCAAGCGTTTGCCAACATTGGGGGTTATAGACTTGAATGGCAATTGCTTAATACGAGCTGGGTTTTACCCCAAAATAGAGAGCGGATATACCTTGTCGGACATCTTGCAGGAAGAAGTATCCCAGGAGTATTTCCTTTCGGAGAAAATGATAAATTACTTGACAGAAAGACAAGGGAAAAAGGTTGGAGAGGTGGAAATTTCAAATCTTCACTTGCACGAACAATAACAGCCCGCTACTCCAAGATGGGGAGTTATGATACTTATATAGTCCCAAAGGTTGCCGCCACACTCACAGGCGGAGGGCACTCAGGAGGACTACACTCGGACATGACTGTGATAAGACAACTTAAAAGAGGGAAAAATAAAGGTGCTGACCTCAAAATCTGCCCTACTATATCGAGTAATGCTTTTCAAGAAAATAATTTACTTAATGGTGTGCGCCGCCTTACAGAGATAGAATGCGAACGCCTGCAAGGGTTTCCTGACAACTTCACCCAATATGGTGACTATAACGGGAGAATAAGGCGTATCTCAAAAACACAACGATACAAGCTAATCGGCAACGCCGTAACTGTGGATATAGTAGAATTAATAGCCAAAAGATTAAAATTTATAGTAGATGAATTTACACCTTACACTCAAGAAAAACTGGTTTGACCTTATTCTCTCAGGAGAGAAGAAGGAGGAATACCGAGAGATCAAGCCCTATTGGGAAAAGCGGCTTATCGGAAAGAAATATGATAGGATCATCTTTCGCAATGGCTATGGGAGCTATGCGCCATGGTTTGCTATTGAACTGAAAGGGATCACCCAAGGCACAGGAAAGAGTGAATGGGGTGCTGAAGAAGGGAAACAGTACTTTGTACTTAGTTTAGGAAAAATAATTAACACTAAAAATATTGACAAAAGCGATGCAAATTATAAATAATACAGGAGCCATAATCAAAGAGCAAATTAACTTAGGTAACATTGATAATTTAAATATTGACGATTTATTTAAAGATAACACCAGTAAAAAGATGAAAAATAAAAAAGTAACAATTGACGAATTAGGTATAACAGTAACATACCAAGTTAGATTTAACGGTGAAGTTACTGAAAAAGTAGCACAGCAATTACAAGCTATGTACAAAGAAGGAATGGTATATAGTGAGGAAGATGACCTTATCACCAATCACCCCTACGAAGAAGCCATAGAACTCGTTACCGATTTAGGCATTGATGGAGTACCACTCCATTATACCTACGAAATTGACAGTTTAGAATTTTCAGAAGAATTACCCTAAAAATGTGTAAAGTTATGGATTTAAGAACATTATATTTTGTAGGACAACGTGTGTTTTATGTATATTGCGGAAATATAATAGAAGTAAAAATAAGAGAAATACACCTTCAAGTTGTTGATTTAGGAAAAAAGAATCTTATTCAAATTCATTATAATGTTTTCAATAAGTTTTTTGTACTAAAAGATATTAATGAAAAAGAGCTTTTTTCCTCCAAGGAAGACCTTCTAAACGCCTTAGCAGATGGTGAATTTGTTGTTGTACCTTTTAGAAACTAAACGATGAAGACAGTAAAATACTATCACTTAGACATAGCTGGAGAGCTGCGATATACTGAAACTCGTTATTACCTCTTTGGCTGGCTCATCTATACCTTTTGGTATAGGAATGTATAAATTTTAGGTAGAATTAATAGCAAAACGATTAAATTTTTTATAACAATGAAGAAAAAACGGATATTAGGAATCATTATTAATGAACAGAGAGGTAGAGGTCAGAGGACAGCACCTGCGTACTTTCATTCATGGGTACGTAACATAAACTCCTTAGACTCAATTAAGGAGGGATTAGAATGTTTTGTTACTGCAGAAAGACTTGAATACCTTATTACAGCATATGCTAAAGAGGAGTATCATTATAGACATGTGAAATCTATAGTAGACTGGAGAGAAAAAGCAATGATTGAATTCTTTTTTTATTATCTAAGACCTTCCGAAAAAGACTATATTTATAATAAATTAGATATTGAGAAGAAAGGATTATACTACAATATGCAAGAGTGGCTAAGTGACTTATAGTTCGATAGGAGGTAAAAAGTGAATAAGTAATGAAAATATACATATCAGGAAAGATAACAGACACGGATATTGAGCAGACACGGGAGAAGTTCCACGAGGCATGTCAGTACTTGATTGCGATGGGACAAACTCCTGTTTCTCCTCTTGAGAATGGGCTGCCCATTGATAGCCCTTGGGAACAGCACATGCTCAGAGATATAGAACTCCTTATGGGGTGTGGAGGTATATTCCTCCTCCCTGACTGGAAGGAAAGCCGAGGGGCTCGTATCGAGCATGCTATCGCTAAGGAATTAGGATTACTGATTCTATCCATGTCATAACTAAACAATAATAGGAAGGAGGTAAAAATCATGAATAACAATCCACATCCACTAAGTAGGCAATTGGGGGAAGAGCTTTCTCAATGGCTCGTTGAGGTAGCTGAAAAGATCTCCGCAGAGAAGAATTTTCAAAAAAGGCTATCAAGATTCCCAAAAGAGATAAAAAAAGCTAAGCTCTTAGATTCAGATGATCAGGAGTTTTTAGAAGAGATTTTTGATTACATGCTGGATCTATCCTTTATTGTGAAAGAAAATAAAGAGGAGTTAGCGGATATCTATGAGGCTTACAATGGATTGTAAGCGGTTACCTGCTTAAAGCGTCCTTTCCTGAATGGGAAAGGGCGCTTATCTTTGCCTATAATCTAAAAAAAATGAGTTACGAATTATGTAATATAGGAGAGGATTTCACGCGGGAGATCCGCCATGTGCTGCTCTTTGACGCGGCGAGTTTTACCTTTAACCAGAATCTAAGGGCGCTCACCCCCGATCCGAACGCTGCCCTTGTAAAACTACGAGTGGCTCACCCCAGCGGCTACAGCCGTAAGATAAGCCTCAAGGAACAAAATCATAATGACTACTTCGATATGAAGGTTACCTTTCCCATATACGAGCTGAGCAAGGAGGTGCGGCTGAAACTGATATCCATGCACAAAAAGCGCAAGTATGTGGTGGCATTGGTGTCGGCTCAGGAGATGCTCGTGGTGGGTAACCATAGGGAACCCTTTAGCCTTACCATAGATGACAATATCGTGGATAATGGTACGGGGAAAGATCTATTTACCATTAGTCTAACGGGGCAAACGATCATCTTCCCTACTCTGGGTAAAATAACCGAGAAATTCCGAGTATTATTGTTCTTGCCACCAACCAATTAAGAAATGAGGGAATTAATCATTGTTGGCATTAATCATTATAAAAGCTGTCCTTTGGGGTGTGTAAGGGGTATATTACCTTTGCCGTAAATAAATACTAACCACAAATCTCTAACAACTAAAGAAATGATCCTATCAATAGAAAAAGAATACCTATTCTCCATCATTCCTGCGCTTGTAAAGGGTTTTAAGGACAATACTTTTGCGGCTTCTGAGAAGCTGGAGGAGGATTATGAGGCTAAGCTGGAGGTACAGGCGCGTAGTGGGAGTGCCAGCGGGCGGGATACTTTCCCCGTGGTAGTGGATATATACGGGGCAATCGTCAAGCATACGTCCTATGACTATATAGGTACTCAGAGCTATGGGCGCTACCTTCGGCAGTTGGACGCACACCCAAGTGTATCGGCTATCATATTAGACATAAACAGCGGCGGGGGTATGGTCTCAGGCACGGCAGAGCTTGCCCACATCATCAGGGGGATAGAAAAGCCCATCGTAGCCTATACCAATGGGTATATGTGTAGTGCGGCTTATTGGATTGCAGCAGCCTGCGATAAGGTAGTGAGCAGCCCCTTTGCCGATGCCATAGGGAGCATTGGCACCATGCTACATACGCAAGACTACTCGCAGATGTTCGAGAAGTGGGGTGCCAAGATCTATGAAGTGTATGCCCCTGAGAGCAGCGAGAAGAACAAGCTATGGCGGGACTTGGTGGCAGGAGATGACACCTTGGCCAAGGAGCGCCTCAGCGAGCTGGCTAAGGGCTTTATTAGCTCCGTGCAGGGGTACCGAGCAGACATCAAGGACGACGGGCGCGTGTTCAAGGGGGCTGTATATACCCCTAAGGGCGCACTGGAGGTCGGCCTTGTAGATGAAATAATGAGTTTGGAAACTTTAATAAACGAGATATGAAATACGTATTGTTATCGGCGCTCTTGGGGAGTGCCTTAGAGGAAAAAAAGCCGCTCTTTGGGGGTGAGGCCTATGTAAGCCTTACCGCTTCGCAGCTGGCCAAGGTGGAGGCAGCCCTTGCAGAGAAGAAAGAAGCTGCGACTGCGGAGCAAGTGGTCGCCCTTGAGCAAGAGATTGCCACGCTGAAGGCTGAAAAAGAAAAAGTCGCCACAGAAGGCAAGGCGCTGAGTGAAGCCCTTGGCGAGGCGATGGCGCTGAATGACCTTAAGAGTAACGGGGACGCAATCGCTGACATTGCTGCCCTTGGGAAGACTTGCAAGGAGTACGGGGAGAAACGCCCAGTACATACCCAGCCAAGTAATGACGGGCGCGAACAGCAGAGCGGGGACGAAGTAGTGCATATGGAAGATTTGCACAATCAGTTGTAAGAATTTAGAATAATAATTTAAAAGTAAGAATATGCCAGATTTTATAGACATAGACCAAATCAAAAATGAGTTGGTTCGTTATGGAAGGAAGAACCCTTTTGAGATACAAGCGGCGATTCTCTCAAAAGATATCCTGCTGAACCGATATGCTAAGACCTTATCAAAGGTCAAAGGAGAGTATAATATTCCTTATGTGCTAATGGATAATGTAGTGCAAGCCTTTTCGGATACTTGGACTCCATATGGTAAGGTTTCTTTTGGGAAGAAACTACTTAAAAACTTCCAACAAAAGATGAACTTCCCAATCAATCCTTACAAGGTATATAATAGCTGGGTAGAGGAGCTGTACGAAGAGGAGAAGAAACCCAATGAGATGCCTATCAGCAAGTACATTATGGGTTTGGTACAAGAAAAGATCATCTCAGACTTGAATGTGGTTTCGGTTATAGGGAAGTATGATCCTGCACAGGTGGGGAACACTACTCCAGACTACACCAAGACCATGGACGGGCTCAATGAGGTAGTCACCAGAGCGGTGGCGGACACAGAAAATCCCGTTTTCTTGATCCCCGTGGATTCCTCCGCTACTATAGTGGATAGGGTAACGAAGTTTGAAAAAGGGTTGCCTGACCAAGGGAAAGTAAGCACTATCTTCCTCTCCTTGGAAGAGTTCAACGACTATGTAGAGGCACGTGAGACCCCAGCCAACCAGTACATAGACTTCAAGGATCCACAGCGCGGGAAGACGAAGTTTGGCCGTACCATAGTGGGCGTGCCAGGACTGAAGAAAGGGCGAATCATAGCGTGGTACGATGGGAACTTCTTCCGCTTGTACGATCGCAAAGACAATCCAGCGCGCTTGGACGATGTGCAAGTGCAGGACTATGTAGTGAAGCTCTTCTCTCAGTGGCACTTGGGCTACGATTTTGCGGTGAACCAGTACCTATTCGTAGAGACTGCCGATGCCAGCAAGCACAGAGGATTGAACAATGATTCGCAGAACAAGCTGTTCTATCCAAACCTATTTTTATAATTAAATAGATAATATATGGCAAAAGATAATGATAACAGAGAACTGACCCTTGAGGAGCGCGAGGCGCTCCTTGAGGATCGCTCCTCGGAGCTGAGTGCTCGTGAAGCGGCCGCAGATAGCAAGGAATCGGATCTGAACGACCTTGCCGTGGAGCTTGACCAAAGGGAAAAAGCCCTTAACCAAAGAGAGCAAGCCCTTGACGAAAGGGAAAAAGCGCTTACAAAGTTAGAAGCTACTTTGGAGACTGCGGGAGGCAAAAGGGTATTGCAGGTAGAGGAAAAGAGAGCGGGACATGCCTTTTCTTTTCGTGGAAAGCAGTACCAGTTTGCGGACGATGCGCCCTTGCAGATCTTATTCGGTGGGGAGCACTACACTCAGGAAGAGTTGGCCGCAGATGAGGAAGCACTCGTGCAGCTCATAGGCGGGGGAAGCGCTCTTATTGTAAAGAGTGAAGAGTAAAAAACGAATAAACTTAAAAGATAAAAGAAATGGCTACAAATTGTTTTGATAATGCTCCTTTTGAGAGCTTGGACAGCTGTCCAAACGACGAGGTGAGCGGGGGTATCAGTACGCGTGTGCTGTATGCGCCTACGGCCTTCCTCGACAAATGTGTGCTCCCTCCTAATACGGGGGAGCTGGGCAAGGCTAACACCATAGAGGAAGGAAATCTAACCCTTGTCACTGGGAAGACATGGAAGGGGATAGACCTACAGATCAACGAGAACGAACTAAAGATGAGCCTTGTGGGCAATGCGGGGAACAAGAAGGCAAAGACAGACCTTGAGGCTAAGATTCCACGCTTTTCGGACAAGGTGCTCGACTTTATCGGGCGTTACAAGAATGTGCCTATGACCTTTATTGTGCCTGATGCTGTAGGTACTTTGTGGGTAGTGGGAACAAAGATTAACCCTGCCTTTATGGATTCTGCTGATGCTACTACAGGCAAGAAAGCCGAAGACGATTCAGGGGTAACACTGAAGATCACCACCAACTCCAAGTTGTACAAGTATGCGGGTAGCATAGCAGAGGCATAATGATTAACGATTAATGCTCAATGATTAATGGCAAAGGATCAAGTAAATAAGAACATGGCGACTACTTCCCCCTTAGAACAGGGGGAGGTTAAGCGCCTAAAGCCTAATCTGGAAGAGTGCTTCGAGGTGCTGCTCCCTGGAGGGCGTGTATACTACACTGGGGAGAAGGAAGTACAAGCAGGGTTACAGATCGTAGACCTCTCGCGGGTGCCGTACAATGCCTTGGTACTATACATCACGGGATTTAAGTATTTGGCGCTGAAAGAGGGGGCTGTGGCGCTTTTCTCGGAGCTGGGCGCAGCGACCCTTGAGAAGCTCATCGCCCAGAAGCGGGAGCACTACCCTAAGGATGTGCCGTACTTGGAGCGGGCGCTGCAAAGAAAACGACAAGTGACAAGTGAAGAGTGAAAAGTGAAAAGTGAAGAGTGACTAATGACTAACAACTAACCACTAACAACTAACAACTGACATTATGGATTATAAAGCTCAATATAGGGAATTGGTTAATGAGTTGGAACGCCTTGGAGGAGATCTTCGAGGCGTTCCTCGCTACTATTCCTTAGAAGCAGAGGCAAAGGTAAGGCGACTTATCAAAGAGCGATCCGCCCAGCCCACTTGTGCGCCTGAATCACAATCCACCCCAAAAAGTGGAGAGCCTCCACAAAAAAGCGAGGAGCCAGCAAAAAAAACGGATTGGATTGCCGATTATCCTGTGGCGCTGCATGGGGTGTATAGGGCTAAGCAAGAGGCGTGGCTTCGTGCCTGTTCGTTGAAACTTACACTGAATGCTGTACCTATGGAGGACGAAGTCAAAGCCTGCGAGATACAGCGGCAGCTATGGCAGCTCTTCGAGACGATGGACAATTGTGATGCGATGCTGCAATATTGGCGTGATCATAAGAAGATCCTTGAGCCAGTCCAAGAGGATTACAGCCGCCTTACCCCTATGGAACTCGTACAGCGCCGCAACACATTGCGCAGTAATATAGTATCACGAGAAAAGAGCTTGGCCAAGTGGGAGGAACAAGTGAAGAGTGAAGAACTAAGAGTGAAGAGTGAAGGAGGAATGACCGTGAAGAGCTTATGGGTGCTCAATGAGAAGATCGCCAGAAAGCGCGAGGAAGTGGAACAAATGAAACTACAAGTGAAGGAGATAGAAGCATTGATAAATGCCAATAATGATTAATTTCCAAGACAATACACCTATGAAAACACTTGTAACC